TATTAGCACCAGATGTATTGTAGTTGTATGGGTTCTCTTCTCCGATGATTCCGACAACACCAAACTCAACATTAGTCGCAGAACCAATAGCATTAGAGCATTCAATGTTTCCTGCTCGGATTCTGTCTGACTGGTAACTTTGTTGTGATTGGGGTATGGCAAGATTCAGAGAACTGGAATCACCCAATACTCCACTGCTCACTAGCATCAATATTGTAAAAATCTTTCTCACGAGCATTTACTCATTTAATTTTAGAACATATCCTTGATGATATAGAAGTTGTCGCAGAACCCTTTGACAACAACTTAGACTTAGAACAAATATATACTGCGCGCTCTGCGTCTTTATTTCTTATAAAAATATTAATCGATCGCCGACCGAGGTGTTCGATCTTCAGGATCTTCTCGGCAGCGGCAAATGGCACCGCTTTGAAGTCGACATCAAATACACCAACCTGATAATATGACACATCAGTTCTAGCGTTGAACAACTCCATCCTAGTTGAAAGAACCCCAGATACATAAGAGTTCTTCAACGTAGGATAAGTCGGAGTCCATTGGTGACTCGAACCATCGCTGCTCAGGGCCACCAACAATATCATAATAATAAATCGCATATTACAGAGCAATACATTCCGCACTGACAACCGCACGATAAGTGCCGGCAGGAAGTGCCGTATCATATCCATAGTCTGCTGTTGATGTAATATTGAACCATGTGCTTCCAGCAATTGTCAAATCAATTTCAGTTGTGTTATCATACACAACTTTGCTGGTGCTGTATGCGGACATATTGGCATCAGAAACTTCGCCGACAGCAACATCGCCTGTCCATGTCACGACATCAGATAATGCAGGACTTTCTGAGAATCCGTTCGGTGTAGTGATTCGTGCTTTATAGAAACTTGCCTGAATTACGTCAAAGCGAACTATAGGAGTAACTCCGCCACCTGTAGACATTGTAGTTAGACTGCTGGGAGTAGGGTTTCCGTATATTCCGATTGTGTCGGTCTGGACTATACATTTTGATTCTACGTTGCCAGTAATAGGCACTTCTTGGGCGATTACACCACCACATAGAATTGCCGATGCCAGTACTATTTTTTTGAACATTATTGCTCTCCGTTATTATTATTATTATTATATTGTGAGTCTACCATCTGTTGGTGAAGCACTTGCTGCGCAAAATTAGTTCTTGCGGCGCTCTTACTATCCGACAGTTTACTATCTTTAAGCATTTCTGCATCCGGATAGTTACCCCCTGATATAGTCGCATAATACGCACCCGACAGATTGTTTGTCGATGTTAGCATTTCATGCTGAATTATTTGACCGTCAGATAATAGGGATGTATTCACATATCCCAACATTACTTCTAGTCGTTCGTCATTCTCTCTTTTCTTTCTTAGAATGTTTGCCTTGCGTTCCGCTTCTTCTTCCTCTTCTTCATATTGAAGAGTCTGCTTTCTGTCAAGTTCATTCTGTACATAGTCTTCGTTCAAAGCGTCATATGCTTCGGCGTCTTCGATGCTGTAATTAACTGGTGCTATCCATCCTGGGCAAGCTGGATCAGTCTGCGGATTAAAACATGGGTCGTACTGATACGTGTATATCACTTTCGCATCTGTAACAGAACCCGTACCTGTCCAATCAATCGAACCGTTTCCCCATTTTGATATATCAACATTACCAGCAGGAACAACTTTATTTATAGTGTTAGACGGTAATCCTGACCAATCATCTGTTGATCTGAATATATAACCATCTCCCTGCGCATTCTCATTCTGAACGCTGATAACCATATCGTCGTCAGTATTCTTAACTGTAGTGTATCGGTAGATTACATTACCAACAACTAATCCCGCCTGTTGAGGCAGGATATTTGTCATAACCCAGTTGAGTCCGTCTGAGGCAGCATTGCCCGTAGAACCATAAACTGTTTCGTTAGAGTAGGAGTAGCAAGAGCAAACTAGCAACCCCAGCACCGCCCAATAATGTCTTAGTTCCATCGGTCAGTCCCTCCTCGTCTTTCTCAGCATCAGGTTTTTGTTCAGCATTAACTTCCCACGCCGCTTTCGCTTCAGAACCAATCATACCATCATAGGGACAAGGTGTACCCGCCATCATCATGGCATTGAATACTCTTGGGTCTTGACACATGGTAGAAACTGCTGCCACTTTCATACCCATATCATACAGAGTCTTCGAAAGTTTCAAGCGTTCGCAGTTATCATCTGTCACCTGAGTGCCAGTAGAGATACCCAGTATCTGTGTTTGAATTGCACCCGCAACACCGAACGTACATAAGTCAGAGTTTGACGTATTGATAGTCGGCGTTATCGCGGATGCGGGTGGTGACTTCAATGTAGTTGTAGAAGTTGCATTAGAATCTACTGTGCTGCGCGTAGTAGAATCTGTCTTAATCGTATCGCTGATAGCTTCTTCTTGGCTATACGCCGCAGAACAAAACAATCCCATCAAAACTACAAAAAATATATTCTTCATCTCAGTCCCACCATTCATTAATTAAACTTGTTCCAACTTAACCATCAATCGTTCGGCTCGATTGGTGACTTGTCGATGCCAGAGACTATCGCGTCCCTCTACGCCTGCGCGCACCCAGTCGCCTTCGGCAATTGCACTATTGAAGTTCTTGAACTTACTCAGACGAGTACGTCCCATATTGAACATCATATTGACAAGTACACCCTGCACTTCGTCCGGTAATCCATCAAAATTCCCTTCTCCGTATAGAGCGTGACACTCGGAGATGGCGGTGTTGAGATCACTCTCGAAACACTCGGCAACTCTTTCTTCGGTGATTGGGGTTCCGGCCGGTTGTCCGTGTTCGGGGTCACTTTCAAGTACGAGGTGGCCGACACCAAATGTCGGATACCCGAGATGATCGTTGTAAATTTCATATTTAACACCCTCGTCCACTTTAAGTGTTTCAAATACTTCTTGTCTATTCATTATGCTTCTCCCACAAATTGTTTCATGTTCGGTGCCCAGTAGTTCTCACCCTTTAGAATTTTACCATCAGCTCTATATATAGGCTGGCCGAATGTATTCAGTTTACTCATGTTTGAATCGTGCACATGATCAAAACATGCGTCGAGGTCGATACCATATGCATGACCAGCGCCATACACAACATACAGCAAATCAGTCAAGGCGTCGGCAATTTCCACCATATCCTTCTCGCCGGTAGCCACAAACAGTTCTTGCAACTCTTCGCGAATTAATTCATATCGTAAAGCGGCGACATCAAGTCCTGGGTATTCGGGTGTATCTTTCACCTCTTGGCGAAAGGTTGTCATAAATTCTTTAGCTTTCATAAAATTGGTCATTCTCAAATCCTTAAAGTTTCTTTCCTATATTGTATTTTGCTTCCAATGTCCAATCATTCTTCTCTTTAAATGAGAGAACCTTAATTTGATTGAGTGGAGCTACATTTTCACTTGTCTTACTTTTATCCGCAAGAGCAACCAATTCCCACTCGGCGAGTAGATTGGCTATTGTATTGCGCCTCGACGCGTCTTCATCACCAAAGTTGCTCGGCTTACCGTCAAGGGCAAAGAGTTCTTTGAAGTGCACGATATAATATTTTCCCTTCTTGTGTAAAATATGACAAGACTGGTATATCGTTTTGTTTTTGTGTGAAGCCACGCCAATACGAGTCAGTGTTTCTCTAATCTTTAGAAAATCATCACCGTCCTTCAAGTATATCTCGACCATGCTATCCAGCATTTCGTCCACCCTTTACATTCTTAACACATTAATAATAATCATTAACACATGACATGAGTCAATATTTATAAAATTAGAAATGTTAAGGATTGATCTACGACTTACCGCCTTTGGATGTTTTTTCCCTGATCTCTGCTAAATTATGTTCAGTCAATATAGTCAATGCTTGTCTAGCCTTCACGTCACTGTAACCATAGTAACCCTTAACTAGATCCAAATCAGCGTTTGACGTTTTCTTTTCCCACTTACCATAACGTTTCTTGGGTCTAACTGTGTTGAGAAGAAACATGTACTGCGGACTTTTGTCAAGATAGTGCCTGATGTTCATTTCATTTGCAAGAGCAATGGTGTCATTATGGTAAGATAATGCGCGGTTGGCTAGGAAAGGCTCATATCCCTTCTCGGCCAACCTATCATTATCAGTACCGACCATCAGGTTCTTTTT